GGCTTTACATTACATGGTCTGGACGGGGAAGCCGATGCCTATCACCGCTTGATTTCCGCTCTATGTGAAATGGCAAAGAAGCAAAAACGAGTCATCACCAAAGAATGTAGTATGGAGAATGAGAAGTTTACGATGCGCCTTTTTCTGATAAGATTGGGGTTTATCGGAGATGAATATAAGGCGGCACGTAAGATTCTGCTCAGAAATCTGTCTGGCAATGGCAGCTGGAGATACGGATACCGTCCGGAACGACCTGCATCAACAGAGAACCAAAATGAAGGGGGCGCACATTATGGAAAATAATCATATTTCCTCCGGCTCAGATACATTGTTTGTAAACTGGGCATCCGGGTTTAGCCTGATTGTTATTTACAGCATTGACCAGATCTGGAAACTGTAAGATCAAGGGGGCCGATCGGTCCCCTGATTATTTATCAGCATAAACACCGGGAAAGTGGAGGTAAATTATGAGAGAAATTACAAAAATTGACCATTCGTATCTTAAACCGATCCGACGAAAGCGTGTGGCGGCCTACGCTCGCGTATCTTCTGGTAAGGATTCCATGATTCATTCACTGTCTGCTCAGATCAGCTATTACAATCATTATATTGGTAACAGGGGAGACTGGGAATTAGCTGGGATCTATGCGGACGAAGGCATCACTGGAACGAAGGAGAAGCGTCCAGAATTCCAGAGAATGCTGTCCGACTGTAGGGCGGGAAAAATTGATATGATCCTTACCAAGTCTGTGACACGTTTCGCCCGCAATACGGTGACCATTCTGGAAGCTGCACGGGAATTAAAGGCATTAGGTATAGATATCTATTTTGAAAAAGAAGACATCCACACCTTAAGCGCAGACGGAGAATTGATGCTGACACTCCTGGCATCTTTTGCACAGGAGGAGAGTTGGTCAGCCAGCGAAAATATGAAATGGCGTATTCGGAAAAAGTTTGAGCAGGGACATCTTGCCAACGCTTGTATGCTGGGTTACCGTTTAAAGGATGGAATCTTGCAGATAGTCCCCGAAGAAGCCAAAACAGTGCGTCAGATATTTCATGATTATCTCTCAGGAATGGGGAGAAATGCCATTGTCAAAAAGCTGATACGCATGAATACTCCTACCCGGACAGGCCGTCCATGGAACGAAACTACCATTTATGGTATTTTGCGAAACGAAGCGTATACTGGAAATCTGTTATTACAGAAAACTTACAAAAGTGATCATATTACCAAAAAGTGCATACAAAATCGCGGAGAACTTCCCATGTATTATGTGGAGAATGCTCATGAAGCTATTATCAACAAAGATATTTTTGAGCAGGTACAGCAGGAGATCGCGCGCCGAGCGAAAAGGTTCCATAAAACACCTAAACCAACGGAACCCTACATTTTTACAAGTATGATCCGTTGCGGATTTTGTGGCGGAAGCTTCAATCGAAAGATCGCTGATGCTGGCTTCAAATGGCAAAAACCAGTATGGAGGTGTCATGTACTTGATACGCGCGGTAAAAAAGCCTGTCAGTCCAGGCAGATCCCAGAGAAGATTCTCTTGGAAAGAACTATGGGGGTTCTGGGTGTGACGGAATTAAGCCGGGATATTGTCCTTGACAAGATCGCCGAGATACAAATGTTGAAAAACAATCGGATACTTTATATCTTCAGGGACGGACATACAGCGGAAGTAACTTGGGAGCATCCTCCCCGCAGCGAAGGCTGGACAGAGAAAATGCGACAGCAGGCGAGAGAACGCCGACTGAAAATGGAGGAAAGGAGACATCAAAATGACAACCCCGATCAGAAAAGTTCATAAGATAGAGAGCAGGATTGCTTTAAATATTGCCGCACCAGTTGCAGAACAGCACAAAAAGCGCGTGGCGGCTTATGCCCGCGTCTCTACGGATTCGGATGAGCAGCTCTCCAGTTATGAAGCGCAGATAAACTTCTATGCTCAGCATATTAAAAGTAATCCTGAATGGGAATTTGTCTCAGTTTATACTGACGAAGGGATTTCCGGCACTAACACCAAAAAACGGGAAGGGTTCAATCACATGATCGAAGATGCATTATGCGGAAAGATAGATCTAATCCTTACCAAGTCGATCAGTCGTTTTGCCCGTAATACGGTGGACACATTGACTGCTGTCAGACGGCTGAAAGAAAAAGGGGTGGAAGTGTATTTCGAGAAAGAAAATATTCATACACTGGATGCTAAAGGCGAGGTCATGATCACCATTATGAGCAGTTTGGCTCAGGAGGAAAGCCGTTCTATCAGTGAAAACATAACCTGGGGCAAGCGGAAGAGTATGGAAGACGGAAAAGTCAATATGCCTTATAAATCTTTTCTTGGCTATGAAAAAGGCGAGGACGGGCTTCCCAAGATTGTTGAGGCAGAAGCGGAGATTGTACGTAAAATATATAATCTGTTTCTGGAAGGAAAGACTGTTCGGGCTATTGCCAACCTGCTTGTCAGCGAGGGGATTCCGACGCCAGCAGGTAAAAAACAATGGAGCGTGTCTACTATTATGAGCATTCTTCAGAACGAAAAATACAAGGGTGACGCCCTGCTTCAGAAAACCTACACAGCAGATTTCCTGACCAAAAAGATCAGGAAAAACAGGGGAGAGCTTCCGCAGTACTATATAAAAAATTCTCATCCGGCCATTATCAATCCAGAGATGTTTGATCTGGTGCAGAAGGAAATTGAGCGGAGACGTCCTGTTCGTCGACAATTACACAAGAACAGCCCATTCACTGCCAGAATCCTCTGTAATGACTGTCATAAATTTTATGGTAGAAAAGTATGGCACAGCGGTAGTAAATATCGTAAATGTATCTGGCGATGCAATCATAAGTATGATCATAAGACTGCCTGCACGACTCCAATTTTAGAGGAAGAGGAGATCATGGATGCTTTTGTAATGGCCTTTAATCAGGTATTGGAGAAAAAAGAACCGTACATAAAGCATCTTAAGGAGCTTTTTATCAAACTGGCAGATACTCAGTATCTGGAAAAACAGCAGGATCTGGCAAGAACCAAGCATGCTGATCTGATCAACGATCTTCGTCGCTATATGAATGAGAACACCCGACAGATACAGGATCAGGAAGAGTATAACCGCCGATTCTCAGAAATGGATGCAAAGTGCAAAAAGGCGGAAGATCGGATCGCCTATCTGGATAACAAGATGGTAGAGCAGCTTGGCCAGAAAGAACAGATTCATCGCTGTCTTAAAAAGTTGGAGCAATGCAGAGAGAGTCTGACGGAGTTTGATACCGATCTGTGGTGCATCGTGGTGGATTCGGTAACAGTGTTCTCGGATAAGACTCTTATGTTTCGGTTTTATGGCAATATGAAGGTGTCGGTCAAAATATCAGAAAATAAGTAGACTGATACGAACGGAATTAGCACATTAGGCCCCTGCGGAGACTTCCACAGGGGCTTGTTATCATGATAATCAAGTATAAATCGGATACGATTATAATAATCTCGTATTTATTTTTTTTAAGTTTTGCCTATGTGTGGATTTGCTTGTTTTTATGCATTTTATAAAGTAAAACGATAATGGCGGCTAGACATATTAAAATCAACATACTAAGCACAGTTGCTTTGGTCATAAATATATTCCCATCTTTCTTGACTATCACCTGAGCATAATCCTGAATGGTCTTCGTACCGACACCAGCACGACCCCAGTTTACCATAGTGTTAGAACCACAAGCCAAGTTATCATCAACGACTTCCACCTGGAAGCGAATGATAGCGTTGGAGCCAGCAGTATATCCACCAATATTTACACCCTGATTAACAAGATAGTCATGAGTGAAGGTAGCACCGCTAGGATGGTTAGCATTGTAAAGCTTGGCCGAACCGCTGATATAACGCAGGTTGGATGGCAAAATGTCACGAATGCTGACGCCCATCTGGGTTTTGTCGCTAGTGTTCTTGTACTCGATCTGGAATTCGACTTTGTCGCCGACCTTGGCTTCAACAGTGTCTTTCCAAGTGCGATCGGCATCACCGACAACACGAGCTTTCTTTTCTACAGTATATTCGTAATCAAAGACCGCTTTGACTTCGATGGTCACGTAGTTGATGTATTTATAACATCCAGGGACATCACCGTCGAGGCCGTTGTAGCCGATCTTAGTCCACTCATCGGCAACGTTGCCGGTAGGATTACCTTGGTTGACGATGCTATTGGTGAGCTTGACGCCAGCACCACTAGCGTAGTTACCGTTCTCAAGCAGAGCGGAGCCATCAACGTACTCAAGATGGAACGGAGTGTCGTTGTTGTAGAAAGTCACATCATCGACATAACCGTCTTTCTCACGAGCATTATCGGCTTTCAGCCAACCATTGACCGTAACGTTTTTGGAGGCAGTTTGAGGAACGTAGAAGCGCACCTGAGTGTTCTTCGCGACGTTACCCTCTTCCTCGCCGTAAGGGTTATTGTTGTGAACGTAGAGACGGACGACATAGGTCTTGCCATCTTCGACCGAGATCCTATCGCCTTCCCAGACATTGGCGGCACCTTGGTTGGTTCCAGCGACACGAGCGCCAACGAAGTTGGTCTCGTTGCGGAGGGTGCCTTGAGGGATGGGCTTACCATCATGAGTGTTTTTGTACCACTCGTAGTCAGAATCTTTGAGGACGATGGAGTTGAAGGTGATGTCACCTTTCTTCCAGCTACCGTCATTGATCTGCTCTAACGAGTAGGTAGAATACTTTTCGTTATGGTTACTATTAGCTTTTAATTGCCATGTCGTAATAGCAATAACAATAACAGTGACTCCGATTATTGGCCATAGGATTTTAATTATTTTCCGCATCTATAGTTCCTCCGTTTACCTCTTCTCCGACAAAAAGAGATATTGTTTCTGTCTGCCCTGTCTCATCATTCCAATAAGAACGAGTCATTTCAGTTCTTCCATTTATGCAAAATTCACTGGAAAGTTGTCTATCCATATTTTCAAATTCGAGCTGGCGTCGAGTCTTATCTGGTTGGTTTTTTTGTTGTATTTCAGTAAAAATGATAATTGTAATTTTAACTACAAATATGGTATAAACAATAACGCCCAATATATTCTTTAGCGATTTCTTTATCACAGATAATTTATTAGGTGACATAGATGGCTCAGGTGATTCATCGGGGAATAGTCCAATAAAGAATGTTTCTTGCAGATTATGCTCTCTATTGTTTGCATTGGTTGATACTTGTATGCCACTGTTTTTAGTTGATGTATCCTGCGCCTCCTCACATATTGATATGTTATTCGTGTCAGGGCTCTTCTGTTCGTTTCCTTCCTGCTCAATACTATTCTTGTTTGTCAGGCTAATTTCAGGTTCTAGGGGTTTGGGCGAAGGGCTTTTTAATGTTTCATTTTTTAATTCTGTATTATGTTCAGCATTCGGTTGATGATTTTCCGACTCATTATTTGGATTTATATACGAAGTACCATTTTTTAATGTGTCTATAGTATTTTCAATTTTTCTTGGTTTGGGAAATTCTAGTTTTTTAGGAACTTCTTCTATAATACCTAATTTATTGTTATTTGCATTTTTTATTTCTTGGGTTTTCTTATCTAAATATCCAATGATTCTTTTGTATTCATCTCTTAACATACCTGGAACACTTGTACAGCCCCAGCTAGTCTTAATAAATTTATGTGTTTTATATTTGCAGACATATTGCCAATAGGCTGTTATTCGCGCTTCATAGAATCGATAATCTTCGTATGTAAACTTTTCTAAAAATCCGTATATGGCAAGCATGAATTCATAATCATCTTTACTCATACAATATTTTTCTAAAAATTTTATAACATAGGATATTCCGAAATCACGGGATTGTTCATCTCGATTATCAATAGAGATACCTTCAAGCAACTTTACAATTTCATATATCAAATCAATATCTAAGCGTAATGCAACCATTTTTTTAAAAAAATCAGTTTTCTCATCTATCTCTTCAGAAGGAATACTCTTTCTCATATTAGTACCGCCCCATATAGAATATTCTGATAATGTAAATTATACCATAATTGGCGTAATTTAGAAAGGAAATTGAATAAAATATGAAAAAGCCCATTCCTGTCAAATTTAAGAAATGGGCATAAGCGCATTAACCAACATATTCTGTGATAGTAACATAACAGTCAACAGACGGCTTATCATTGCCGTTGTACGTAAACCTCAAGTCGCGCCTGACGCCATTAATCTGCTCTACTACTTCTGCATAACTATGTGTCATACCGTTTCCATAATCTGAGTTACCCTGCCGAATCGTATATTTCTCTATAGAGTTTTTGCTTCTTCCCGGAACAAAAAACTCTGCTTGAAGAACATTCACTGCGCTAAGAATTACCGAAACATTTAATCCACTATCTGGTTTATAATATCCTAAAATAACACTTTCTGCACAGACTTCAAATGAGGTTAGACGCCAGTCTAAGTACTTTCCCAGAAATATCTCTTCCAGGTGATCCTGGAATTCTTTTTCGAGCTTTCTTCTAAACTCCTTTGATTCGCCAAAAGCATTAATGTTAGGAATTAAGTCGCCGTAATGGGTTAAGATTTTCATTTCTATGGGTTGACCCTTGTTACTAAAAAGACGTACATCTTCCTCGTTATTACAGCTTGATACATAGTATCCAGTACCGTTATCTCTGTTTAACTTCACGTCATATTGTATCATTCTCATGATTTTACCCCCTTGAATAAAATTGTCTTTATTTGATTATTGCGTCATCACCTATTTTCCGAAGAAAAGAAGTGAATTCCGCAATAATCAGGGGCAGATGAATATATCCAGATATGTTGATAGAAGCGTTAATGTACATAAACAAGTTAGTCTATACTAACCATAATAGCACACATGTTCGTTTTTGTCAATACTTTTTATGCTAGAAATAACGCTTTAGCATACCTTAAACACTGGCATCTGCTTTTATCTGGTTTTCGAATTTTTTCGAACACGAAAAAAAAATCGAATTTATTCGAAATCTCTCATCACTTCAATTTAGGTGTATGGTCATATTGTCACTACAGAATAACCCAAATAAGAATACGGAGGTAAACATTATGCAGAAAACAAACATATCAGTAATGGAAGTCCGACACATCGGAGGGCATCTAGCGGCCAAGCATTATGTCGATAAGGGGGTGATAGAAATCAAGGATGGCGAATATGTTGTGCAAATTATCATTGGACCGGGAATACCAATCAAAATACTCCGTGGCAGAATACGCAATGCAAAGTAAAAGGTAACAATAACAACTTAATAATCCCGTGAGACCG